TGTAATATATTCCCTGGATACAGTGGAGGACCAGTCTCGTTGTCTCTTGGCTGCCCCCTCCTTGTCCCCCATTTATACGGATTTATTAGCAGATTTATATAGAATGGGTTGAAAATAAATAAAAATAAATATTTGCTTTTCTACTAAAGGTAAAATACCTCAACCGTCAAATTACGAGGACCTAGAAATCCAGCCTGTATTTTGGGATTTACGCAGATTTGTAGGTCATGAATACCTCGATCTAGGGTCATAAAATATTGCAACATTACTTGTCTGCGGCTAGCTGAGAAACCATTTTCCCCAGGATCTACAGCTCCACCAGAGGTACCTGTGCCTTCGAATCCCCACATCCGTGTTCCAGTAATAAAAGTAGTAGTGGTTGGGCTTTGGGAATAATCTGTGTGTCTAAGGAGAAGCTGATTATCCCACAAAGCATTGCTGATAGTTCCTCCACCAGCTGTGGTGTTATTAGTTAGGCCTTCAAAATCAGCTTCAAATGTTATTAATACTTTCGCAGAACCTTCTACGATATCGACTTGTTCACCGGCAGACCAAAGATCTACCCAGCTTACGCTAGTACCAGCCTCAGTGTTTGCTTTAACATTTGAAGTAAACCAAGCTCTATTGTTTACGTTAATATCAATATTTTTACCCGCAATATAACTTGAACAAAACTTATGATTATTAGTTACTGGTTGAAATTCACCAGCTTCTAATTCATCATAATCAAATTCTTTTGCTATATAATCAGCTGCGCTGATTTCCTGATTTACGAATTCCTTGGCACCTTCTTCGTTTAAAAACTGATTAGGGGCTTCTAGAACGGTTCCGTCTACGTAATTGTAAGGTTTAGTAAATGGCATGGTTTTTTCCTAGTGCTCCGCAATTACACAAATCAAGTTATTTCTTTCAACATTTATTTCATTTAGGGCACCACCATTGGGACACACTTTAGCTTGTAATTCTAGTTTTACTAAAGTAAAGTTATTCTCAGTAACAATTCTTATTCCAGAAAAAGAAAAGTTTCTATACTTAATAGGTGTGGCAGTACCAGTGGTGTCAAAATTGTCTACCGCTCTACCGGAAAATGAATAACCACATTCGGCAACAACTTCTGTAAGATTTCCACCACCAACATTATAAGTCATAAGTAATCTAAATGCATAGAAGTTAAATCCTCTATTTAGAGGATCTCCACCGCCATCATCATTGCAAATTACATCACCAATAATTCCATTAGTTCCAAAACGAAGAACTGCATCATCATTGACCGCAATACCAGGATTTAGTTCAGCAAGAATACCAGCATTATCAACAGTAACATAGGTTGTTGAGGTACTAGTATAACTTACAGTTCCAGTATATTCTCTAAATAAAAGTTCATTAGCAAACTTTCCGCTACTTCTATTAAAGTGATATCGTGTTGCCCAGGCTGGTTTTGTATTTTCAGGATTTAAAGTAGCAGTATCTAATGCATCATATGGAGCATTTAATCTAGCAGCTGTGGCTATTTCGCCTTCCAAAATTTTTGAATAAGTAACTATTGACATATTTTATCTCCTAGCGATAGATGTTTCTTACCCAAATTTCAGCACCATAGATTTCTAGGGGTGTACTTGGATCAAGTAAAAATCCTGTTCCAATTGCATCGCTAGTAGTTGTTCTCCAGCGGAGATCTATTTTTAAATCTTGTGACCCACAAGGAACTTTAAAAGGAAGGTTGATTGTTTCTCTTCTTGGATATACTTCTCCTGTTTCTGCCACTAAGGTATCGTTGATAAAAACACCCCATTGTGTCCACCAACTTTTACCAAAAAATTCCCTAACTGTAGGATCAGAACCATAAAGTATTCTATTAAATCCATGAAAAAAGTCTATCACAGCACATCCGACAAGCATGCCTTCTTTAGCGGTAATATCTAGATAGTTTTCACTAAAAGTTCCAAAGTTTTCTAGTGGGTTCCAGCTCTTTCCCCAGTTGTCTACGGTTAGATTTACGCTTTCTACATAATCCCAAACATCTAGACCAGCCTCTGCTACGTTCCACCTCTTAACGCGGTGGTAGTTTTGACCTTGACCAGTAAATGTGGCCTTTCTTGACAAGGAGAATCCGGTTGATCCAGCACCATCTTTAAAATGTGCATTGGTAAGCGCAGAGACTGGTAGATTATTTGATCCTAAATTTCCATTGAATTCGTCCAATACGCCGACAATGTTACTATTTAAGTTTTCTGATTTAACCTGACCAAATTGGTGATTAGGCTTTTCGGCCCATGTTTTAGCCATTATCTTGCCTGTCCTTTCTGTAGGTTGGTGGCCTGATTGAGAGCCATCTGATCTCTGAGATCGTAGTTAATGTGGAAACTGAGCAAATGGAACGGTGTTTGTGAGACACCCGTAGCAGTTGCTGCGGTAGTCTGTAATCGGAACTTAAACTGATTAATCAAAGAAGTATTTACATCAAATCTTAGGCGAATAATCCTTCCATTTTGGGTTGAGGAGGATCCTACAGTAAAGAAGTTCTTTGAAACCGCAGGATTGCTTGCACCAAATACTGGATCTTCTTTTCCTGTAAAAGCTCTTTCAGATAGGGTCTGCCTTTGACCAGAGGATAAGTTATAAACTTTATCGTAATCGGTGGAATAGTAAAGTTCCAGTGGATTATCTCCGTAGGAAAGTAATTCAACTTCTACTGAGAATACCCTATATTTTATACTATTATCACCAAAGTCAATCCAGTTACTTTCCCAGCGAGAGATTGGTTTGGAGGGTCTAACGCTTGTTGTGTAGCGATAATCTTCAAAGTTATTTGCGGTAGTGCATGTTAATACCTGTCCCCAGTAATTCCACCCTGTCCAAACTACTAATGGACCAGCAAGGTATCCTACAGAGCCGACAGATAAAGGAGAGCCACTGGGAGATCCCTCTAATGCCCAGAGGGGAGCGGTTCCAAGAATAAAGTTTCCTTCCGGATCAGTACATATTTGCGTAAAACGGAAACCATCATCTTCGGTGAGATCGATAGCATTTCTTTGAGAAAATTGAGCTCCCTCCAGGTCAGTGTGTAACACAATGCCTCTATTAGGTATTGGATTACTATCTGAGGCGTAATGTATCCAAAGTTCTCTTTCCTTCATAGAAAATGCGGCAACTGCACTTGGAAGAGCAGATTTATTTATTCTTCCTATTTCAGTGTCAATTCCAGCACTAATTTTAGTTATAGATACTTGACTTCCGCCGTCAAGACCACCTGAAACTAGCCAAACACCATCTTCATTTAAGAATGTTACACCCAGTCCTGGAACGTTAACTATAGCATTAGTAGCTAAGGTTCCAATGTTGGAGGTAAGTGTTGAAAGTGTAAATCCAGTGCCATTAAAACGAATAATCTCAATAGCATTTCTTCTAAATACTAAAAGATTGTTATAATAAGCTGTTATTGAGGTGATATGTCCACCCTGGGTATTTCCTAGATCAAAATAACTAGTGGAAGCAAATTGTTCAGGTATTCCAGCATTAGAATAGATTATCCTTGTGGGTGTACTATCTCCACCACCAAGCCATATTCTATTATTCCAAGTAGCTCCAGTTTTATAAGTTGTATTTATTCTGCTGCTGTCGGTTTCTGCTGGTCCCTTAATAACAAGACTTCCATCACCAATGGTATCAATAAAAAATCTTGAACTATTTTCTTCAATTTCTCTAATGAAGAATATTTCAGCATTTGCGGCACCAGATAATCCAGTGGTCTTCATATTTTTTGTTCTGTAGATACGTCTTGCTACAGCATGCTTAGGACCTTGAGGCATATCACAAACAACGCCGAATTTTACTTCTTGATCAGGATCGCTTGCATCAATTGTCCAGTCAATTACGTTGGTGGAACTTAGTGGACTTTCAGCACCATCAGAAGTAAGATAGGTGAGCTTATATTGATATTGATTTCTAAATCCATCAATAGTTCCCAATCCTAAAATATCACTTTCCTCAAAGTTTGGAAAAGCAGTGCCTCCATCAGGCTTAGCATTCATATAACTAGGTTGTATTGGGCTTGGACGAATATTTGGCGTTGGTAGGGTGAATGAAAAATCTCTCCAATCCTCGTTTCCAGAGAACCAAATTGGTTTATCATATCCATTGATAATAAGAAGACGATTTCCGTACGGAATAAATTGTGTTCCTATATCTCCAAGCTTTGGAATATGTCTATTTCTATCAATAACTATTCTATCAAACAAATAATAACCTGAATTGGGATAAGAAGCTCCTTGGCCCTTATTTCCCCACCAGTAATATAATGTTCCGTGTTGTTCAACGAAGTGATAGACTTGACCAGTAGAAGATTTTTCCCAGATAAACAGGGCATCAACTGGAAAGCCTAAGATTTCTGCGACGGTATTTCCATCAGCAATAAAAGTAAAGTTGGGTGGGAACTTCCACCAACTTTCTACACCTCGATCACAAACCCAGCCTAAACCATTCGGATCAACGCGGAAGTTAACAATTTCATCTGCGTAACCGTACTGGCCCTTCCAATCCTGATCTAAGCCTTGAGCTGTTACGAAACTAGTAGATTTAGTTTTCATAATTACGCCTTCTGTCTAAGGGTAGTCTGATCGTAAAATGTGCCCCTACTATTCATTCCAAATTGTCCACGGATAATCTGACTATCTATATGATCCAGGTATCGTTTCTGTAGATCTTTAATATCTTTTTCAATGCGTAAACGGTAAGTTGCGGCTAAGGTCTGTTGGCCTAACTTCTGGTAAATATCCTCTAGGGCTTTGTAAACAATCAGATGATGGAATTCGAAAGGAAGTTCTGGACTGTCAGTTCCAAGAACCATATCCTGAGGCTTTTTGTAATATCTAATTATGCCTTCTTTGATAAAGTCATGTGGTTTATCTACCTGAAATTCCTCATCTTTGATTTGGCTTTGCTCGAAATCCCAAGCATCTACGCGAGGATAGGGTCTGACACGATTGTGCTGACCATCTACTTCGATATATTTCTTTTGACCATTCTCAAACTGGTTTAAGTAATTTATAGTATAAGTTGAAACCAAATCATCTACTACTACTGGATCGGAGAAAGTTGGTGTACCACGAATTGATCCACCCCCTTGCAGGGCGATCCAGCAGGGTAAGCCTTTTCTTTTTCCTGAAATCTTATCAAAGTTTTTATTCCAATAAACTAATTTGCGACATCCTTCCCATGGTGGAGCAAAATCATCTGTCAAGTGATAACCAGTTGACAAGATTGGAACATCGTCCCAGCCAATAAAAGACATAGTAATAGTATTGTTTTGTGCACTAAGCTGTATTACTTGTGGCTCGCTCAGGGCTCCAATTTTACCATCCCTTTGGAATGCCCAACAAAGCTCCCAATAAGTTCCGGGGGTAATCCCTCCAGTTCCAGCTCTTGCCGCTTGGGTTAGGGCTAACTTTTCAGCGGAAGGAACTTGATAGGCTGGTGACCAAATATAAGCCTCAGCATAACTGGATTTGAAATCAGCGCGAAGATCTAATTCCTCATCTCTTCTTGGAAGAATGGCGGTTGCTTTTCCAAAGGGAGGAAATGATCCAGATGAGATATTGTAAGGAAAATCTCTATGTCCAAGGTAAAGTAATTCTAAACTATCTTCTGGTAGATCATACATTCTTTTTTTAATAATCCAG